AAACAAAAAAATTATTTGTCCAAATTATTTTTTACATCCCAGCCATGCTGGATCAGCGCTTTTAAATCACAAATGGTTTCCTAGCGAATGGACCGGATTGAATGAAGTATAATTATGACATACGAATCCTTCATGTTTTTTCAAGAGAACGATCTTCTTGAAGTAAAAATAAATCAACACTGGAATTTCATAGATAAATTTATTATAGTCGAAGCTGGAGAAACCCACACTGGCATAAAAAAGGATCTTATATTTGATCACGAAAGATTCAAAAAATACTCTGAAAAAATTATATACAGATCATTCAATTCCTTTGCAGAACTGTACGATCTTTATCCCAATATAGTCTCTGGGCATATATACAAAACGGTTAAAGCTCAGCCACATCTTGCCTTAAATGACTGGATGAGAGATACTATTCAAGCCGAATATCTAACAGTTGTATTATTAGAGCTGCAACCAAAAGATTCAGATATTATACTTTTCACCTGTCTGGACGAAATATTAAATGAAGAAGCCTTTTCAGAGGCTCATAAAATTTTTTCAGAGAATAAAACTTACAATCTTTATTCTCATCTTCAACGTAAATATATTACAACCTCTTGCGATTTTGCTCCCACTTTTGGATTTGATGTAGACATGTATGCTTATAAGCTGAATCTATATAGCAAAAAAAGTGCTATTGGATGCATGACTTTATTTTCTAATTTAAACAAAATTAAACACACAGAACTTAGATACTATGCTTTAAGCACTCACGATCCGATTAAAAATGCTGGATGGCACTTTACATTCTTAGATGACACAAGAGGAGAAAAAGCCTTGAAAAAATACAAAAGCTGGGCTCACTCAAGAGATGGCGGTCATAATGTTTCTTATTTTGATATTGAAACTCCATTAGAAGCTGAAAAAAGAGTCATTTCCGAATACAATACTCAGGTAGTAGAAATATCTTCAAAGACTCACCCCAAATGGCTCATTGACAACATCTCTAAATATTCTAGTTACATTTATTCTGCTTGATTATAATTAGTATGAAAAAGATTCTGATAACTGGCATTCTCGGTCAAGATGGCGCTAACATGGCGGAATACTTACTTAAGAATACTGACTGCCTAATCTATGGCATGATGCGTAGAAGCTCGAATCCAAATTTTATTAATTGTCAGTCATTCTGCTCAAATGAAAGGTTTAAGTTTGTATATGGAGATCTTTCTGATAGCGTTTCTATTGATTCTCTAGTAAAAGAAATCCAGCCAGATTATTTTATTAATTTTGGAGCGCAAAGCTTTGTTGGATGCAGTTGGGAAATGCCGTTGCAGACGCTAGACGTTAATGCAAACGGAGTTCTTAGATGCTTAGAGGCCATCAGAAAACTAAAGCCTGCTTGCAGATTCTATTCCGCTGGCTCAAGCGAAGAGTTCGGAGACGTTGAATATTTCCCTCAAGACATAAAGCATCCAATAAAACCAAGAAGTCCATATGGCGCATCAAAAGCTTCAGCTAGACACATTGTTAAAGTTTATAGAGAGTCTTACAATCTATATGCTGTTCACGGTATTTTATTTAACCATGAAGGTACGAAAAGGGGAGAAGAGTTTGTAACTCGTAAAATTACCAAAGGAGTGGCTCGAATTAAGAAAGCTATAGAAAATAATCAAGTATTTACCCCAATTGAATTAGGTAATCTAGACTCTAAAAGAGACTGGTCAGATTCAGAAGACTTTGTTGATGGAGTATGGAAAATGCTAAATCAAGAAAAGCCCAAGGACTATGTTCTTTCTAGCGACGAGACCCATTCGATCAGGGAGTTCGTAGAGAAGGCATTTAAATTTGCTGAAATAAATGGAGCTTGGCATGGGCAAGGGCTAACCGAAGAGTATAGCGTTACAACCGAGTACGCTTTAAAAAATGAGCCTATCTCATCTATCTTAGTTAAAATAAATCCTAAATTTTATAGACCAGCAGAGGTCGACCTTCTCTTGGGCAATTCTGAGCCAGCTAGGGAAGAACTCAAGTGGGCTCCAAAAACTTCATTTAATGCCCTTGTCAAAAAAATGGTTGAAAATGACATTCGCCTCTTGACTGGGGCCTGAAGGCGTCCATATTGGACCGTGCCTCCGGGTCCAAAAAAACCTAGAAAATTAAGCAATCACCAGTTGCTAGTTATGGCTTTTTTAAATGAGCCAAATAAATGCAACTGGCCCAACGAGATGCGGGTTGCTGGCAAACTAATCAAGCAGTACGGTTTTGATTTTTTAATTAATCTAAAGGGAAGAACTAAGCTTATTTCTCTCACTTGGTTTCTTGGGGAGAATGGCAAAAAGTTTCTTAATGATATCAAAAAATACCAGTCTCTTTCTTTTGAAAAAGAAAAGATTGAATTAGAAGATAAGCCAGTAGCTCCTCCTACAGAAGTAACCAAAAAACCAAAGTCGGTAAAAGAGTTTTTAAATTTATTCAATAAATAATATGGCAAGACCAAAGAAAGAAATAACCGAAAGTGAAGAGCCCCAATCAAACGACAAGCTTAGGGTTCTAGATAGCATCTTAAAGACTAATAAAGATCACCATTACGCTTACGATAATAATATTGATTATGTTGTAAGTAGTGGTAGCCTAACTCTTGATATTGAGATGGGCGGAGGCATTCATCCTGGCATCGTTCGCTCCTCTGGAATTACCGAGGGCGGGAAGACAAGCAATGCCTTGTCATTTGCTCGCAACTTCCAAGCTCTGCATCCTGAAAAAGGCTGCATTATTTATATCAAGTCAGAAGGCCGTCTTAGCGAGAATATGGTTTCCCGTTCTGGCGTAAACACTGATCCTAGCAAGTGGCGCGTAATTCCTACAAATGATTACGAGTTTGTGACGGATACCATGCGAGAACTTATCAAGAACAATGATGATGGAAATATTTATTTCTTCATAATTGATAGCTTGGATGCGTTGGTTCCAAGAAACGACTTGGCAAAATCAGCAACTGAGGCCAATAAGACCGCTGGAGCGGCATTGCTTACGGCTGATCTTCTTCGTAAGATGGCGGCGGCATTCTCTTCCAGAGGTCATATTTGCTTTCTTATCTCTCAGGTAAGGTCTTCCATCAAGATCAATCCTTATGAAAAGGGCGATCCCAAGGTTACCAATGCAAGCGGCGGAAACGCTGCCTTGCACTATTCAGATTGGATCTTAGAATTCCAACAACGCTGGAATAAAGATTTTATTTATGCTAATGCCAAAGGCGAGGGTAATCCTGTAGGCCATTGGTGTAAGATTGTCTTTAAGAAGACTCCTAACGAAAAATCTGGTAGAGAAGTACGATACCCAATTAAATATGGCAGAACCAATGGTTCAAGCGTTTGGATTGAGTATGAGATTGTTGACCAGCTTCTAGCTTGGGAGTTCGCTCACGCCAAGGGCGCTTGGATTACCATCACTGACGAGCTAATTAAAGAACTAGCTGACAACAATCTTGAGTTTCCAAAGCAGCATCAGGGAGAAGCTAATCTAAAGAACTTCTTGGAAGATCATTCCGATATTACTAAGTATCTATTTAATAAGTTTATTAGTGTGCTCAAGAAATGAAACTCTTTAATATATATGGTAAAATTGTAAATAAGAATGTCTCTGAATATCTTATTGATTGGGATGCCAGTTCTCGTTCTAAAATACAATTTAAAACCAAGCAATTCCTTAAGAATTATTGGAAGAACCATATAGTCTACGAAGAATTTCCCGTCTTTGGATCTCTGTTGAAAGTTGACATTATCAATGCAACACGCAAGATTGCTGTGGAAGTTCATGGTCCGCAGCACTCTTCTTACAACAAATTCTTTCATGGCGAATCTAGATTGAATTATCTTAAATCAATCAAAAGAGATGTCGCAAAAGAAAATTGGCTTACCTTGAACAAATTTGTCCTGATTGAAATATATCATGACGAAGTAGACTCCTTGAACGCAAGCTTCTTTAAAGAAAAACATAATATCACTCTCTGATGTCGATCTACTCCTTACAACTAGAAAAATATCTCCTATCTGCCCTAATTAAGCATCAAGACGCTTTTGCAGATATAGAGAGCTTTATTACCGAAAATGATTTCGTCAATGATGTTCATTATACAATCTTTTGTGTGTATAAGGACACATACAACAAGGGCGAGACTATTGATAAAGTTCTAATAGCCCAGAAAGCAAAAAATCTCGGCATCACATTTAAAGATCAATCTGTTGATGTATTTAATTATGTTAATAGCATTTGTCTTATCCCAACAACAAAGGGAGGATTGATTGATTCCGCTAAAGAGCTTCTTAAGTTTAGGGTAAGAAGAGAGCTAGAGGAGACTGGCGAGGAGATTAAGAAGTTCGCGCATTCTTGTGCCGAAAAAGAACTTGAGGAGATCATTACTGAAAGCGATCAGATCTACAATAAAAATATATCTCCATATACTCATAATAGTAATAAGCCAGAAGACATCACCTCAAATACAATCGAATTAATTGAGGAGCGAGGAAATAATCCAATTAAAGAAACTGGTCTTGAAACTCCATACCCCAACTTCAACAGATTGTATGGCGGCGTAAGACCCGGAAATCTATATGCTTGGGTTAGCCGACCAAAGCATGGTAAATCTACAATCTTGAATGATTTGGCTATCAAGACTACAACTATTAATCCTGGTTGTAAAGCTCTTGTTCTTGACACCGAAATGTCTACTCAAGATATGAAGTTTCGAGTTGCTTCTTCTATAACTCAAATTCCCGTTTGGTATCTAGAAACTGGCAACTGGAAAAAAAGCCCAAATTTATACAAACTTTTCCAAGAAAAGAAAAGTGAAATCTTAAAGATCCAAAACCAAGTAGATCACGTTCAGGTTTCTGGAAAGCCAATCCATGAAGTCATATCTATTATCAAGAGATGGTACTTCGCGAAGGTAGGTCGCGGCAATCCATGCGTTGTTATTTATGATTACATTAAGCTCACTGGAGAGTCTGATAAGAATAAGCAAGAGTATCAATTGATTGGAGATAAGGTAAACTCTTTGAAAGAGCTATGCTCAGAACTTAATATTCCAATTCTAACAGCTTGTCAATTAAACCGCAGCGCAGAGAACGGAGTTGACGATAGTAGTGCTATTTCTCAATCTGACCGCTTGCAATGGTTCGCTTCATTTGTAGCCATCTTTCGTAGAAAAACTGTAGAGGAGATTGCTGACGATGGAGAAGAGTTTGGCTCCCATAAACTTATTCCTCTTGCAACAAGATTCCAAGGCAAAGATTCCGCTGGTCATCACGATCTAGTTAGAATCAAAGAAGGCAAGAAAATAAAATATGCCCCAAATTATGTAAGCTTCAATATTCAGAACTTCAATGTAGAAGAGAAGGGAACTCTAGAAGATATTATTTCTGCTAGAGCTTTGCGACCTGAGTTGGATGATTCTGGAGATGGTGAAATTCTATGAACGACTGCGAATCTGTTAGGAGGATTCTTCAAGACATTGGGTATGTATTAACGGATAATGGTAGAGAGTTTAGAGCTAAACCTCTTTATCGAGATTCCGATAACGATAGCGTACTCAGAATATGGAAGAATTCTGGGCAATGGGTAGACTTTAAAGAAAACAAGAGCGGCTCTTTAGAAGAGCTTATTCGGCTTACTTTAAAGTTAAAGTCCATAGAAGAAGCCAAACAATGGATAGGCACTAAAGGCATTTCAATAAGCAATGAGGAAATTGAGAAGCCCAGAGCCATCACAAAACAGATTCAGTATTTTGATAAGTCTCTACTGCTTAAGCTTACA